TCAGTAATTTGCAGCATTCTTTCTGTTCCTTAACGCTTCAATTTCATTTTCCTGTGCCAAAAACGTGACAGAACCAACGAATTTGTTTAAATGTTCGGCGCTGAGGTGGGCGTACTTTTTCACCATTTCCAGCGTTTCCCATCCACCCATTTCTTTCAGAATCATCAGAGGTGTTCCATTCTGCACATGCCAGCTTGCCCAGGTGTGTCGCAAATCGTGAAACCTGAAATCAGTCAGATTTGCGCGAGTAGTTGCCTGTACAAAATCTTTCCTGTCGATGTCGCTGAGTTTTTCACCGTTTACAGAGAAAACAAAATCGCACGTTTTTTCGCACTCACGTAAAATGCTGATTGCCTCATCGTGCAGAGGCAATGATCTGGCCCGTCCTGATTTCGCATTTTCCGCTGTGACAACTGCATTCCTGTTTTCGATGTCCACATTTTCCCATGTCAGTGAAAGAATCTCTCCTCGCCGCGCTCCGGTAAGCAGGGCGAAGGAGACGATTCGCCTCATGATATCTGTGGACAGTCCATCAATAAGCTCTCTCGCCTGCCACTTCCTGATCCAGCGTATACGCACCTTTGGTTCCCTCAGTGATGGAACGTATGGCCTGTGCTCTATCCATCCATGCTTAAACGCCAGAGATAAGGCCCGTACTATAAATGCCCTGTACCGGTTCACCGTTCCATTAGCCAGCGGCTTGCGCGATTTGTGAAGTGAATGGGTGGGCATCATCCTTGCTATCTCGTCACCCTTAATGGAAGAAAGCGAGCGCCCTTTGAAAACTGATCGCCAGTATTTGGCATACCCCTTTTTGGTTTCATAAAGCGCCTGGTCTTCTGCATCTTTCATCGCTAGGAGAATGATGTCCTCGAAGGCGTGATCGGGCTTCTTCTCAAGCTTCGTGATATCCCACAGCTCATGCTTTATCTTGTCATGGTATTGCTGCGCCTTTTTCTTGTCTTCGGTGCCAGCAGAACGTCTAATTCGCGTTCCGTCTGGAGCCGAGATATCAACCCAGTAGTTTTTCCCTCTTTTGTAGATCGGCATTCTGTAAACTCCTTACCGACCACAGCCAGCCGGATGACATTGTTAGTTGCCTGAGAAAAATTTGCCACGCTTTCTTCATTAGCGCGCCATGCGCCGCCGACTTTAAACATGTTGTAGCGGGCAGGGTTCCGGTAAATCGTGGAAGGAGAAATCTGTAGCCGCGCTGCCAGCTCTGACACCTTCATTAATTTTTCCATGGATCCACTCTTTTGGCCCCAACCGGGGCCGGTCAATTCAACGTAAATGCTTACCGCGTTTTTCTGCGTCAGCCTGGCAACTTGCACACATCTGGCAGCCGGGAACAGCCCGGCGTCGCGCCTCCTCAATCGCATCACCGCATTCGTCACAGTGAGTCGCTGATACGGCGTTGCGGTCAATGCGGTGCGCCTGAATGGCCTGGTCTAAACGCTGCTGGGCCAGCTCGTTGGCAGCGTCGATGATTTCTGGTGTCATGCTGCACCGCCTTCAACACGCTGAAACGTAATTACCCAAACCCAGGGGTTAGCCTGCCAGCTTTCTTCGCCGTAGATGGATTGCCATAACACGCCGTAACAGTCCTGCATTGATAAATGGGACCAGTCACTTGGCTCGCCAGGGAAAAGCGCAGGAAGAGCAGATGTTGGATAATCGCCAGCAAAACCCTCGGCATCCACGTCCTCATCGCTGATGTTCTGCAACCGCTCCACCCGCACGCCAGTAATCTCCAGCGTGATGCGGCTGGCCCAGCGCGGCATGTGGATTGATGGTCTCCAACCATGACGAAGGTTATCGTCAAGGTCGCAGTATTCCGGCCTTGGTCCACCGTCTGCGGCATATTCGCAGTATTCTGGATTTTCGAATTTTTCAGGATAGGCACGGTATTCTTCGAGTAACTCCTCCGAAACAAGCGGACCCTGGAAAGCCTCACGCACCCAAATGCGGTCACCGACGTCACCGAAGGGGCACGCGTCACCTACAATCCCCGCCCAAATACCCTCGCTATTTTGTAGCGCTTCTTCGACGTGCAACATCGTGCGATGTTTATCGCTGGGCCACCAGTGTCCGCCTCGCGGGCAGTCCTTCGGCTGTGGCTTCATAATCAGCCGCATCTGCGTCTTACGTCCGTCGAGAATGGCGCGAACCATCTCAGCGTTAAAAATCATTCCGCGTTCTTTCACGATTCCACTCCATACCGACCATTCAGGCGGCCAGTTTTGACTACGAACTCCAGGAGGCTGACGCCCAGCGGCGCAATCTTCTGGTGGTGTTTTTTGATGATGGGTTTCACCGTTGCATCCCATTGAGGCTTAGGCTTTTTGCTCATCGCCTTTTTGATTTTCTCTGTGCAACGGCGACACTGTGCGCGTATCGCGTTTTCCAGCTCTGCTGGCGTCATGCGACCTCCCGCTTAGCCAAAAGCTTCTCGCCAAACGCCATCAACTCATCGCGGTTCACTGTGGTAAAACGGCAGTGAGTGCGCGGCCACGGATGCCAGATAATCAGCATTGATCCTTTGTTGTTTCCGTCTTTTTTCTTGCCAGTCGATGGCTGAACAAAAGAAAGCCGACCGCCAGTGATAAACCGCACTTCGCTGGCCGTTTCGATTGCCTGGCTGAACCAACCGACGGAGGTGTCGGCCGGGAGCAGCATCACGCATCCGATCCGGCTCCATTTGTTTTCGTGCGCCACCTTGTCGACAAACGGGCCTATGTCGCTGTACGGCGGGTTCAGCCATACATAGCCCTCTGCGTACCCCATAGCCTGTGGCCATGAGGTAGTCAGAGTGTTTTCTTCCTCCGAAATAAACAGGCGGCACAGGCGGTTTTCTTCGGTGGCCGCGGCGTCCATCTGGAAGATGAATTCCGCGTTCAGTGCCGCAAACAATGCTGGCGGCGTGCGCCAGCTATCGCGCTGCTCTGGCGGGGTGTTGCTGCCATTGAAATCAGTCATTGGTACGCTCCGGGTCAAACTCAGGCCAGTTATTACGACGGTGGTTTTCGGCCAGGCGGCGCTGCTGAATGTCTTCGAGTGAGCGGCCAGTCATTTCGGCTACGCTTTCATTCGGCAGTAATTCGAGCAGCGCCAGTTCCTGCTGAGTCCATGGCTCATCAGAACGGAATGTCATCGTCAAATTCCGGTGTCTGGTTTTGCTGGCGCATTGCCTGTTGCAGGCGCGAATCAGGGACGGCGTTAGGGTCATTCTGAGGTGCGCCCCAGCCACCAGAATTTTGCGTATTAGAAGCGCCCCAGCCGCCGCGAGACTGGTCATGTGGTTTGCGGTCATCCTTGTCTTTTACGGTGCGCTCCAGCGTGGCAATCGTTTCTGCTGGCGTTTTTTCGAAGTACTCTTTGTAAGTCAGGCGCGAAACAGGCTGGAAAATATGCCGGACCTCAAATTTGTAGCTGTCACTGCCATCCTGTTTGGTGGTAAGAACTTTTTGCAGGAAAAAGCCAGCGCGCTTACCTTCCAGCGCGGGAAGAAACCATTCAGTACCGTTCTGGCCCTGCCGTTGTTGCGGTTGCGCATCCTTTACCTGAGCAGCCCACAGAAGGGCAGAAATCAGCCCCATGCCAAAGGTTTGACTGCCATCACGGCCAAGAAAGTTGATGCGTAAAAAATTGGCTTTTTGTCCGCTAACATCGATGGATAAAACAAGCGCTTGTGACTGAGAACCGTCTTTGCCAAATTCATAAACAGCAGAAAGAATGTCACCTTCATACGCGCCGGTATCCGTGATGCCAGCAGTTGCGCCAGCTTTAAGAGCGGCCTCCGAAGCCTGCTTGTTCCATGAAAAAGCTACAGGTTGATTCATCATTTTTTTTGCTCCGTTATAAGTCAGAGAATTCAGTTATGGCGGCATCAAATTTCGCCAGGTCGTTATCCATTTCCGTAACACCATCACCGAGCAGATCTGGCGGGCATTTGACGGTGTCGTTGTCATCGCCCTTCAACAGGAACAGATGACGTCCATCGCGCTTGATAATTCGAAGCACAATCGGGAAGTAACCTTCCGGGGTGAGTTTTTCATTCAGCATCTTGCCGACGGTTTTCATACGCACTTTCCCTTCGCTGTCTTCGGTGTGAGCGAGGAAATAAACACGGAAGTCGTCAGGTAGTTGGGTGGCAGCCTCAATGATTCGCCAGGCATGCTCGGCCATTTCAGTAAATTTTGTGTATCCGGTCTCATATGCCCGGTTCATGTTTTCGTGCTGCATGACCGCCTGAAAATCGTCGATGATGAGCATCCGACGTCCGCTGTTTGCCATGTTTTGAATAACGTTAAACAGGTGACGGCCGTCGCGAATATCAATGACGTTTCCACGCTGGATAGAGTTATCCGGCAGTCTTTTACCGTGCAGTTTCCAGCCACCATTGTTTTTAAATGGCAGTGCCTTACGAATGCAGCGGGCAAGGATGGCGTTTTCCGGGTTTACGTTGCGCAGGCTGTATGTCTTACCGAAACCTGAATCAGCAAGGATCAGAGTCATCATCGCCATACATCACTCCTGAATAAGCCAGTGATCGACCGTGAAGCGCATGTCTTCGTCGAGCTCAGTCCCGCTCATCCAGCGCAGATACCCTTTATCAATGCGCGCCACTTCTTCGAAGGTTTTCCCCTTGTATTTACCGAAGCGCATCATGTGCAGCAGGGATGGTGAGTTAGAGATTTCCCGCATTTCTCCGATACTCCATTGCGCTTCCCGTCCCATGTACATCAGCAGTTCAGCCGTGACATAGCAGTCATACAGCGCTCGGTGCGCATACAGACCTTCCGGCACTTCCGGTTTCAGACCGAGGCGATAGCGCAGGTACTGGTTACCGTGCGACTCAAATTGCGGATACAGCTTGCGCGCCAGCTTTAAGGTACAAATCCAGGGTGCGGTAATCTGTGGCAGCTTGCCTTTGTCGAATGCCGCGTTGTGGGCCACATAGGCATCAGCGCCCAGGTACTTCCCGATCACATCAGAGATAAGCGGAGCATCGGAAACCATATCCTCGGTGATGTGGTGAATAGCCATCGCCGCGAAACCGATAGGCTCAGCAGGGCGAACCAGATCGCTCATCGGGTTGCAGATAACGCCGTTGACGATATCCACGCTGGCAATCTCCACAACGCCGCCCTCAAAGCTGGTTGTTTCGGTATCAATCACACGCAACATTATTGAACTCTCCTGTAATTGCGTCGTTTACTGCGTCAAATTCAGCGAGCTGGTTAGCGACTCGCTCCAGGTCTTCGGGTTGCAGCCGGTACGCTAAACAAAGCATGGCGATCAGCATCATCCCTTCGAGACGGTTTACCATCTGCGTTTCCTCGTTCGGGTGGACTGCGCCGGGTGCAACAGGAAAAAACGCTCAGCACACCCCTTGTCGTGGCAGAAATGACCTGTGCGGCTCGCCATGGCGGTATGAATGGTGCGGACGTCGCAGTCATCCGGATGGCGAAGCTGTCCGCACTTGTCGCACATCACTGAGTTGAGATGTTCCGTAGCCGAAGCCAGGAAAATGCTTTCTGCAAAGCTTCCGGCCACGCCGCGCGAATCGACGTACTCGATAATGTCTTCCGTGCGACCATCGCTGTAAGTGAACGGGCCGCGACCAGTAAGCTTTACGATCTGCGAACCGAGTTTGAGACGAGACCCGACAGGAAGTGCTGCCAGTCGTTCAGAGGAAATACGCGGTAATGGATTCATAATTAACACTCCATAAGGCTGAGAGAATCCCGGCACCATGGCGGCTGCCTGTGTCGATAAATTTGGTTTTGCCCGTCAGGGCTCAGAACTTCACAACGTCGCCAGCTGGCAACTCATCGGCGCGGACAATGCGCTCAACCGGGAAACACTCGCCAGCTACCTGCTGTTCAACGGCGGCGGCTTCGCATTGCTGCAGGTTGTCGTAAACGCCGACAACAACATCCTGAAAGTCACCGTTGGTCAGGCCGACAGTCAGTACCAGGGCAAATAAAGTTTGCATCAGTGAGTCCCCGCTGGTTCCAGATTCGGCTCAACCGAACGCGAGGCATAAGGTCGGCGGATATTCCGCAAATTTCCCTGAGGTTCGTGCCAGTACATACCCTCGCGATAATCGAACGATACGAGCCATGAAGCACCTGTGCGGCTGTTACGCATCGGTACTGCGCGGCCACTATTTGGGATTGCGTTTTTAACCATCTCATCCTCTGCCGTTGTCGCCCGGCTGGCGGAGTTAAACTATCTGCGCTGATGGTGGGCCTCGCTGGCGGCGCCAGGCGCTTGTCTTCTGGTTGTCTCGGTGGACTGCAATTCACCGCTGCGAAGCCCGCTGTTTGGATACCAAAACTGACTCGCAAATCAGCTTTGGTAACGCCTCTCGGAAGAGGCTAACCGCCTGTCTTTTAACCACATCAGGCTCGGTGTATGCTGGTGTTTCCACACAACCAGCAAGGAGATACAAATGTCAGAACCGCTTAACCAGCCACGCTGCCCGGAGTGCAAAATCGTCGGGAATGAGTACATCGATTGCATTCCTAGCGAAAAACAGAACAGATTAGGTGACCCATGGTTTGAAACAGCATTTTGTGTAAATTGCGGACATGTATATGGCGTATTCGCAAAAGTGGTTTATAAGCCGTCACCGACTCCTCTTCCGCACTACTAAGTTATCTTTTGCCACTCAGCAATCAGTCCTCGGCGGCCAGCGTTCCCGGCCGCCAGTAAGCATTCAGCCACATCAACAAGCTCATAATCCGAAAGGCCAAATTTCTTTAGCTCACCGCGAATAAACTCAGCAGTCTTAACTGCCACATTCAGGACTTTTTCTTCGTTGCTCATGGTCTGCCTCATCGCTGTTGTTTGGATGAGTTAATTAAAAACCATAGTTGTTTTATCGTCAACAACAATAGTTGTTTAATGGGTTGTTTTTATGGTATTTGGTTGTTTTTAAGGTGTTTTTATTTTTTTATTGTTGATGGTATGCTCAAAAAAACATCAGTGGGGTGGCTATGGATTACGAAGCGGCAGCGCAAGAACGGTATCAGGAGATGTGTCGTATCGTTGGTGATGTTGTGTTTGCTATGGTTGCAGAGGGGCATGAGACAAAGAGAGTGGCAATTGCTGATGTGCTCAGAACTGAGATAGCGAAAGGGCTACATAAATGGGATTTAGACCAGATTCAGGTTATGGAACTGGCAGTGAAATTGCTGGAGGAATAGGGAGATCGGGGTGGTGACCATTTGGCCGGAAACGGATGCTTGTTATGGCAGCATCTAATAATAATCAATCACTTATCCTGGCGTAATGGTGGTGGGCAGACGGGGATCTGCGGGCAATAAAAACCCGGCGCGGTGGCCGGGTTAGTTATTCATTTATCATTTTACTTAAGAATATTTCGGTAGGCTTGTAGGCGTCGCCTTTTGACGATGTAAGCTTGTATGTAATTGTAACGTCAGCACGAAAAGCAAACTTGTGTGACAAATCATCAGGTTTTATGTTTGGAGCCAAGACCAGCTTCACTCTTCTATCCACCAATCCGGGAATTACCGCCGCCCACCCTTTGGCTGGATTATCCAGATCAAGGGCTCTTATCTCCAGATCTACGTCATAATGGTCACGTGTGTAAGTATCTGGCTCAAATGTTACTTCTGTTGGGGTTTTTGCGATAAGGTCTGCCGGAATTGTTACTGAGGTATTGTCACTACCAACTAATAATGTTGCATTTTCGTCATTTCTGGTTGGTGACATGATTTTTACCGCGCCTTTAGCCGCAACTTTTTTGTCAACAAGCGTGCTATTTAAAACGGACTGGATTCTTTCTGGGGATATATTGGTTTCACCAGCACCTATGTTAATGATTACATTATTATTAGACTCGAAGTGAGAGGTGTTATTTGGCGCCATGTTTTTGACGGCATAAAACATACCCATAGCGAGTACGCCAGCAACAACCGTCCAAACCAAGGCGCTACGCATCTTTCCTTCTCCGATGTATTTTTCATGCGCATTTTCGAGGAATTTATCAAAATTCTCTTCGTTGCCAAAACCTAACTTGATAATTATTTTTTCAGTTAGGCTGCCTACTTCTAATTTTTGCACCCTAACTTCTATGTCCAGGATATCACTTCCTGTTAATTCAGCAAGCACACCTTTTGACTGTTTTATTATCGCTTCCCAGCCCTGCAAGGATTCGATAATCTCTTTAATGCTTGGGTTATTACCTATTGAATAGTGTATGTTTTCTGTAAATTCTAGTTGATAAGGAGCATCCATAGCCATTCCCATTTGAAATATTAATCAACCATGCTTCCTGTACGTCTGCGGCATCACCACAGCATTGAAGACCAGAACATGCGCCCGATAATCTCAATCTCTGACAAGGGGTGTTCTTCATCAGGATGCTCCTGGCTGTTGTAGCTGCGCAGGCTTACTTTGTCTGGACCAACGCGGTAGAGCATTTTTAACCGCTTCCAGCCATCCTGGTTAACGGCATAGACTTTGCCATCCACGATGCGTTTATCGTTGCAGTTAATCGCCACAGTGGCGCCATCAGGTATTAACGGTTCCATGCTGTTTCCTACTGCCGGGAAGCACAGAACGCCAGTACCATCCGTATTAGCTCCCACCCTGCGCAGTGTCGCCTTTGAAAACCTCAACTTAAAACCGTTATGATCTTCTTCCTGCACGCGCCCACTACCACAGGCAAATTCAATATCCTTCAAGAACGGCACTTCCACCTCATCAGCTGGTAGCGGCGTGTTTTTGTCCCACGCGTCTACGGTGCCCCATTCGTTTTCTGGCGGCAGGGCATCGTCACTAACTTTCATTGCGCCCAAACCAGATCCAAGCCATTCGGGTCTGACCTTCAACGCCCGGGCAATATCAACCAGTTTTGTTGTCTGCTCAGCTTTACCTGTTTCTATTTTTTGGATGGCAGCCTGGCTTACCCCAACAAGTTCTCCCAGCGCCTTTTGCGTAAGGCCCCGTGCGCTTCTGGCTTCTTTAAGTCTTTCTGCAAGTGTCGTTTTCATCATCTCAATTTACAACCCTAGTTGTACATCATCAAACGAAAATGGTTGTTGACTAAATACAACCTTGGTTTTATTCTTCATGTGTATTAACTACGGAGGTTGTTATGAACCAAGCCATAAAAACCGCCATTGCCATCGTTGGCTCTCAAAAAAAACTTGGAGATGCCTGCAACGTTTCTCAGCAGGCTGTTTTTAAGTGGCTGCACGGCAAGGCAAAAGTTTCTCCGGAACACGTGGACAGCATTGTCAGTGCCACGAAGGGAAAAATTCCGGCTTACGTAATTCGCCCTGACTTGCCGCAGTTGTTCCCTCAACCGGCTGAATAACAGCGCCGCCTGACCGGCGGCCCAACACCAAGAGGAAGTATCACGAATGGAGAACTCAATATCACGCAAGTTAGAACCGCCGATTCTCAACCCGCTTGAAATCGAGAGCACTTTGCTCAATCGACTGGCGTCAATCGGGCAAAAGAATTACGCCGAGCGCATCGGCGTCAGTGAGTCAGCTATCAGCAAGCGCAAGGCTGACAACCATTTTTCTGAGATGGCCAAGGAGATTTCAGCGCTGGAATTGCAGGTCGTACCGCCGGAAGCGGTGGTTGTCTCACGCGACTATCTGAAATCGGTCGAGACGCTGGCTGATATCGGTTTGCGCGCAGAACGTTGCAGGCCTGGCCCGCTGGGGTGGGACTAATGCAGGAATCAGAAAGGGTGAAGACCGCTGTGCAGCGAACACAAGCGGCCTTCGAAGCGAATTAACTGGATCAATTCACAGGAGTAATTATGCCTAAAGCTAATCGTTTTTACCAGGCTCAAAACCATAAAAACGTCACTCGTGAGCGATTCATCCGTTCGGTTAATCCTGAGGTGGCCGAGAAGATGCGCGCCATCCTGGAAGAGCTGAAACGCAAGGAGAGTGACCGTGGATAACCTCGCAAAAGTAATACCATTCAGACCGTCTGTATCGGTCGTGGAGCGTCAGGTGGCAGATATTGATGATGGGTATACCCGCATCGCTAACGAGCTGCTGGAAGCGGTTATGGCTGCCGATTTAACGGCGCGCCAGCTTAAAGTCGTTCTGGCGATCATTCGAAAAACCTACGGGTTCGGAAAAAAGTTTGACCGCATCACTAATACCCAGATTGAAGCGATGACCGGAATTCATCACACACATGTTTGCAAGGCTAAAAACGAGATGATTGCCATGAACATCATCATCAGAAGTGGTCTGGCGATTGGTGTGAACAAGTGCATTTCTGACTGGAATTTCAGCATTAGCCAATCTGGCAAAACATTAGCCAAATCAGCTAAAGAAACATTAGCTAACTCAGCTAATACCCATAAGCCAATTCAGCTAAACACAAAAGAAACTATTCAAAAGAAAGAAAGAAAAGATCCCCCTAAATCCCCCAAGGGGGAATGTGACGGGCTGGAAGAAAAACAGGTCTTACAGAAAAAACCGGGTATCGACTACCAGGCTGTGATGTCTGCATACAACACCACCCTGGGAGACCGACTGCCGAAGGCTGAATCCCTTAACGAAAAACGTCGTCGCGGTATCAAGCGTCTGATGTCCGAACTTAAAGAGCCCACAGTTGAAGCTGTAGAAAACTATTTTTCAGCTTTCTCCCGTGCTGCAAAGCCGTTTTATTTCGGTGAAAACGACTCGGGCTGGCGCGCAAGCTTCGATTACCTGTTGCGTTCTGACACGCTGATCAAAACGCGGGAGGGGTCATTGTGAGCACAGAAATCCTGACCATTCCTCACAATCTGGAAGCTGAGCAAAGCGTCATTGGCGGCCTGCTGCTGGACGACGACAACAGCGAAAGAACCCAAAAAGTTCTGTCCATCCTGAAACCGGAGTCATTTTACATCCGCGCCCACCAGGTGCTGTTTGCCGAAATGCGCCAGATGTACCGCGACAACAAACCGGTAGACGGGCTGACCCTGTTTGACGCGCTGGAGAGCAAGGGGCTGACAGAGCAGGTCGGCGGTTTTGCATACCTGGCTGAAATTTCCAAAAACACACCCAGCGCAGCCAACATCGTCGCCTACGCCATGTCTGTGCGTGAAGCCGCAATGGAGCGTTTCGCTATCCAGCGCCTTTCTGAGGCAGTGGAAATGCTGTATTCCCGCAACGGCATGACTGCCGCGCAGAAATACGAAGCTATCCAGGCGATATCTTCCCAACTGACAGACCATGCCCGCACCGGTTCACGCCGCGGCGCGCGCCCGCTGATGGACGTCATGGAAGACTGGCTGGACGAACTGGAAGGGCGGTTTGACCCTAACAGCCGATCCCGTGGGCTTTCTACCGGGATCCCCTCACTCGACGCACTGTTGCAGCCAAAAGGGCTTGTACGCGGATCCCTCCTGGTTATCGGTGCCCGTCCGAAAATGGGGAAAACCACGTTTTACAGCCAACTGGCCATCAACTGCGCGCTGCGGGAAAACTTGCCTGCCGTCATGTTCAGTCTGGAAATGCCGGACAAGCAAATATTCGAACGCATGGTAGGGCAGTTGTCTGGCGTTAACACCGACATTTTCTACCGTGGCGCCGACGATGAGTCCGAGTTTTCCCACGCCAACGCACGGGCATTGCAGATGGCTGAAAGCGGAAATTTCTTTATCGATGACACGCCAGGCATTTCGTTCCAGCACATCCAGTCAGAAGCCCGGCGCATTAAGCGCGAAAAGGGCCGCGTCGGAATGGTGCTGGTCGATTACCTGACGCTCATGACTGCGGAAAAGGCCGATCGCAACGACCTGGCCTACGGGCTTATCACCAAAGGGCTTAAGAACCTGGCTAAAGAGCTGGATTGCGTCGTTGTCCTGTTGACGCAGTTAAACCGGGATCTGGAAAAACGCACCAACAAACGCCCGCTGCCGAGCGATTCCCGCGACACCGGGCAAATTGAGCAGGACTGCGACTACTGGATCGGTATTTACCGTGGCGGTGCCTATGACGAAACCGCTAACCAGAGCGAAACGGAGTTGCTGTTACGCCTTAACCGGCACGGGCAAAGCGGCGTTATTCACTGCGAACAACGCAACGGATCAATCTACGACTGCGACCAGGAGACGGCGCGGCGCCGCACCCAGGAACGCGAAGAAAAACCGAATAAACGAGGTGGTTTCTGATGAAACAGGTAACGATGGAAAGCGTAAAGCAGCGCATAGCTGATCTGGAAAGTGCAGGCAAAGTTGTTGGTGGTCTGAGCCTGAGCAGTGAGTTTGAACTGGCCTGCCTGCGCGAGCTGGTAGCAGTAACCGAGCAGCGCGCCGCGATGGCGGTTGAAGCGGCAGCGCTTAAGTATGGCGATTGTTTCTTCTCATATGGCTCTGAACACGGCTTCGAATGGCATAAAACAGCAAAAGAAGCCGCAGAAAACGCAGAAGCAGCAATTGATGACTATCGCGGCGATGCCTGTGATGGGTGGTCGGAAGAAGTCAGCAGTATCTGCTGGGGAGTAATCATGCAGTCATCAACGATGGTTGGTGAACGCCCTCGCACAGAAGACGACCGTGTTGATTCGGCAATAGATACCATCTGCGATTACGCATTGCTTCCTGCAATCGAAACTCCCGCCACCGACGCCGACCGCGCCTCACTGAGAGCGGAAGGGGTGGAGATGTTTGCCAAGAAATGCTCGGAAAAATCAAAGCAAGCAATATCTTCTGACACCCGTGATAACTGGTGGCTATGCGGAGAGCATGCAGATGATTTCGCCCGCCAGCTTCGCGAGAGCAAAGGAGCGCAGTCATGAGCGATTCAATAGCAACCGGCGCAAAGCTTACGCCAGAAACGTTTGCTGATTTTATTGAGCGCCTGAAATACCACAGCCGTGGTGAAGGTGTTAACGAGCATTGCACCGCAGATGCCATATTCATTGTCCAGCGCAAGCGGTTAGTTAGCGGCATTGATGCCGATTACACCGACCAACTAATGATTTGGTGCGATGACTGTAAGTGGTTCAGCGTTCAGGAATATTGGGATGATCTGGATGCTGATGATCGGGTTCTGCTGAATAAAAAATCACAGGAATGGTGCGATAAGCAATTCATGAAAGCTGATGTCAGCGACCAGTGGTATTTAATCGGTGAACTCGAAAACCATATCGTCACTGGCTATCAGTGGGAATGGGAATATGTGAATAGCCATTTCACACGCGAAGCGGCTGAGGCGTTTATTAAGCGTAAGTCCCATGACTATCGCGATGGCCTGCGAATTTACGTCGATGCCAATATTTATTGCTGGGAATTTAACGCGATCAAAGAGGCGTTGATGGACGGGCGACTGGTGCTTGCAGAAAGCAAAGGCGGTGCAGCATGACCAACGAACAGATTAAGGCACTCAAATCGGCTGCTGAGTCGTGCGGTAAGCAAGAGCCATTATCGCTTGTCGTGTATCACGGGAAAATGTGCCTGAGAAATAAAGGCGGCATTGTGTTTACCGTTATTCGCGATATTTGTTTTCCTGAGTATTCAGCAGAAAACGAGAATTACGCGCGACTGGCGGAATTATGTACGCCTGATTCTATCCTCTCCCTGCTGGCAGAGCGTGACGCTGATAAAGAGCTGATTGCGGATCTGGAGCAAAAACATTGTGGTGGTGCTCTCATGGAGCGAGAAGAGCACCATGTTGGTGTTGTTAATAAGCTGCTGGAACGCATCGCTGAACTGGAGGCCCGAACGGTCACCGTTAAGTTGCCGAGAGATATCACGCACGTTACTAACAAATATTTCGAAGAGGGGCGTGACGCTGTTCTTGAGGCCATCGAAAGCCAGTTAGCCGCCGCTGGCATCACTTTAGTCGTGGGGGAGTGAAAGATGGTCAAGCCAACTGAGGAAGAGGTAATTACGCTGCTTGAGTATCACGGCAACTGCATGACATATCAGCTTGCGAACCTGATTTTCGCAAACAGGTTCTACCAAAACCCGGTAACTACCTCGCAAGTTTTGCGCCTGATGAAAAAGATGGAAGCAGCCGGAAAAGTTAAGCGGGTGAAAAGTGTTTACGCAGTAATGATTTGTTGGGCGTTAACCACGAAGGAGGAAGCATGACAGCACAATTACCGAGCAAGGTGAGACTGGCACAGATAGCCAGCTTTTCAAAAAGCATGGCGCTTCCACCGTCTCATGAGGAAATCGAAGCAATGTCCCGCGCACTTCTGGCGGCGCATGAGCAAGAGCCGGTGTATCAGGTTTTCGACGAAGCCGGTGGCTGGTTCGATATTGAAAAATGCGATGTTTCTCGCGAAACGGCAGATGGCAATCAGGTGCGCACGCTCTACACCCACCCCGCGCCAGCACCGGTGGCTTTGACATCTGGATACAGCGATTTTGAGGAAATCTGGTCATCGTCCACCCATCCTCTCACGCAGGATGACGAGATGAAAGACTTCGCGTGGGATATCTGGAACGCCTGCCGCGCCGCCATGCTTAACCATCCCGAGCAACACCTCGATATGGTAGACCATTCTGGTGATGTCAACAAAAAGGTCGCGCCGCCCATCCAGTCCGGTAATTCAGGGCAACATGTAACGGTGCCTGATGGATACGTGCTGGTACCGGTTGAGCCGACAGAGGATATGGTCATTAACGGGTTTGAGTCTGAGCCGGATGAGCACTTTAGCGATTCGAGTGCATGGGAAGCCTACAACGCTATGAGCGGATGCCAGCAGGCAGCGCACCGGGCGACGTTATGCTGGGCTGCCATGATTGCCGCAGCGCCGAAGGGGGTGTGATGTGGCTAAATATCAGGTGACGATAGAAGGTTTCGGGAAAGATAAGACAGTCGAATTCGATGCTGACACACCAGAAGAAGCGGAGGAAATAGGCCGGGATATTTTCTTCGAAGAGTGCAATTACGGCGTATCTGAGGCTACTGATTAGATATAAAACGCAATTCAAAGCCCCTCTCACGGGGCTTTTTTATGCTTCGCGCTTCGTTGATTTCCCGCCTTGCCACGTCCATAATATCAATAACGGCCTGAGAAACCGTTAACTATCTGCGCGCATTTTAGGGGACTTTGATGCGCGAACAATTTGAGAATACCTTCCTTCCGTCAGCGTCATTCGATGTTGAGGGTTTTCTGCATTCTGCGTTTAGCCTCTGCGGAGGTGAAGCGTGAGCCAGCAATTCCACCTTGTAAGCGAAAGCGTTAAACAAAGCGCTATAAACTACATTAGCAGCCTCCCTGTTGACTATAAGCGCCCCCTGGTACTGGACATTAAAGAGTCTACGCGCACGCTGGGGCAGAACCGCAAAATGTGGCCCCTACTGAAAGACCTGTCAGATCAGGTTATCTGGTACGGCAACCGGTACGACTCCGACGACTGGAAAGACCTCATCACCGCGCTGGTGGCGAAGACCAAAAAACAAGAGCAACGCATGGCTCCAGGCCTTGATGGGGGCGTTGTGATGTTCGGACAGCGTACCAGCAAGATGACCGTCCGCGAGATGGTAGACGTCATCGAGGCTATTTATTGGTTCGGTACGCAGCAGGGAGTGAAGTTCAGCGAAAAATCCCGCCTCGAAATCGAATGGGCCAAACGCTGGGGAGAATCCCATGCGTAAGCCTCCGCGCCGCAAATGCACTGTATGCCGTGAATGGTTTCACCCGGTCCGGGCTGAGCAATATGTCTGCTCGTATGAATGCGCCTGCGTACACGGTAAAGCCGCCAATGATGCTGCCAAAGCCGAGAAGCAGCGCAAAGAGAAAAAGCGCCGCCTGGAGGAAGAGAAAGAAGGGCGCAAGCGCAGAAAGGCAAAGCGAGAATCATTCAAGACTAAAGCCCAATGGGAAAAAGAAGCGCAATCAGCATTTAACCGGTACATCAGAATCCGCGATGAAGGTAAAGAATGTGTGAGCTGCGGGAGTCCGCTGATTGGCAAGAGCAACTACCTGACTGGTAGTGCTATTGACGCCAGTCATTATCGATCACGCGGTGCGGCATCACATCTCAAATTCAACGTGTTTAACGTCCACTCAGCCTGCACACGCTGTAACCGGCAGTTAAGCGGAAATGCAGTTGAGTACCGTATTCGCCTTATCAAGCGCATTGGTATTGAGCGTGTAGAACGACTTGAGTCAGACAACAATTCGCGCAGATTCGATATCGCCTACCTAAAGCGAATTAAATCTGTATTTACACGCAAATCCAAAGTTTTAGAAAAAACCCGATCTCATAAACAGGAGGTCGCTGCATGAAATGCAAAGTGGAAGATTGTGAGAATGACGCTACCTATATTCAGCAGTGTGTATGCCAAAAACACTATTTTCGGATGATGCGTTATGGGACTTATGAGACCACTCGTGTTGGTAAGGGTACAGGAAGGACTCATAACTCAAAGGGTTATCAGATGTTGAAGTTGCCAGAGCATCCATTAGCTATGGCCAATGGTTTTGTCTATGAGCACCGTAAAGTAATCCATGATCAGTATGGCGATGATCTTCCACCCTGCGAGAAATGCGGAAAGATAGTCACCTGGAAAACTGCGCATATAGATCACATTGACGAAATTATTAACCACAATGAATCGTCAAATCTCAGAGTTCTTTGCAGAGCATGCAATGTCATGCGCTCAAGAGTCCATATCCCCGAGCATACAAAAAAAGGCCGCACACGCATCACCTTTGACGGGGTAACAAAAACAGCCTCTGAGTGGTCAAGGGATCCTCGTGTCACTGTAGCATCGACCACAATTCTTTTCCGGTTACGAAAAGGCATGTCACCAGAATCAGCTTTGTTCTCACCAAAAGTAACCCATCGGCACACAAAGGCAAAAACAAAACCTCCTGCATACGGTGAGTACCAAGGGCCAAGATCCGAGCAGGAGGCCGCATGATTTACGACCTCAAATTGCCGCATTGGGCAACGCTATTGAGCTGCCCGTTTTGTGGTGGGGGAGCGGAGCTGGTTTCTGATGGTGAAGGCGTTTATGCCGGATGCGCCAACAACGAATGCCTGATTAAGCCTATCACTGACACCTACCAGACAAAGCGGGATGCAATCCGAGCCTGGAACCGGAGGCCATCTTGAAACCTGAATACATCCAGTACCAGGCCGAAAGCGTAGCGCGGGCGAAATTGGCCGCCGTAAAGCGCCACAGCAAGCCAGTTAAGACCACACAGCAAAAACAACCATCAGAGGCCGCCGCATGAACGAGCAATATTTGCAATACGTCCGGGAAGAAATCGCGCTGGCCACTGCTGACTTTAGCGGTCGCACGAAGGGGCAATTAGTCGCGCTGGTGGAGCAACTCCAGTTCACCCACGAACGGTACCCGCGCAAACGCCAGTTCATCGTTGACGAGGTGACGGGAAAGAAAATCATGCTGCGTAATCCTCCGGTACCGGGCAAGCAGTCGCACGCGAAAGGCACCTCTATTCCGCAGGTCATCCCGGTGGAGTTTTCAACCGCAAGCTGGCGCCGCGCTATCCTTAAACTGGAAGATGCCGAAAGCGCCTGGGTGAAATGGAACTATCTGCATGACACAGATTTCAGCCTGCAAACCGTGATCGTTCAGCATGGCTGGCAGCTATTCAGCGAGACGATTAAAGGCCGCCGCATAGCCGGGAAGACGAAAGAGAAGCTCAAGGCGCTTATCTGGCTGGCGGCGCAGGACGTCAAAGAGCAACTTTCAGGGAGAGAAACCTACCTGAATGAAGAACTGGCGGGATTTGTTGGCGTCGCTCCTGACAACTGGACACACAACTATCGCGACTACTGGAGAGCCATGCGCGGTGTATTTCTCTCGCTCGACAGGCACTCTTTAATTTCGATAGTCCGATCACGTTCTCAACAAAAATCAGCTTTTTCGCAGCAAGGTGTTGCAAAAGTCAATTAAATAAGCCATATTTGAGTCTACATTGATATGCTGCCTGAATTGTAGATGGCGGCAAAAAAACATAAAGCCTCGCATCCCGCGGGGCTTTTTTTATTTGCGAAATCTGGTAAGGGCATTAGGCAGACGGCAATCCATATCTTCGGAATAGCACTCGTGAAACGCCGATGTGGAATTGTGGCGACGCTCGTCAGTGCTCTTTCCAGTTTTCGTCAACGTTAGCGACTTTGCGGATTTTTAGAAACGAACCACAAAGATAAATGCAAACGATGAGCAATTCCTGGCAGTAGCCTAACGGCTAAACACCAGTGAGGTCTTCCAATCCCTCATCAACAAATTTGGCGCATTGCGGCCCTGAGATGTGATTAATAATTCAGGGCACCCATCAATTAGGGCATTGAGTCGATAATCGTGAAGAGTCGACGCGCCTGGTAAGCCAGTGCTCTAATTTGTGGGTAACAACGGTCATATAGGCTTAGTAAATCCCTATAGGTGCATAACCGACTTCGCGATTAGATTATGCCGTTGCTCCACGAAACGGAGCCCATAACAGGGAAGAGCATCAAAGGAACCTGAATCCGCCTTGCTATCAGGTCTGGCGAAGCTGGTGCTCTTTCCGTTGTGGTGTAGCATCAACTGGTAATGCAGCAGACTAATAATCTGTGTGTTGCAGGTTCAAGTCCTGCCACCACATACCAAATCCCTCTACCTGGGACTATTACGGCCAAACCGCCGACATTGCTCGACCCATATTGCCCGCCATGCAGCGGGTTTTTCTATTTCAGGCTCCGATCAATCAACTCCCATCGTCTCGTTGTTAATTGCAGATCGAGGGCCTGAACCTATTACGCGCACAGCACCCGCTTACAACGCGAGGTGACGAGATGATTAAAACCATGCCTGACAAAATCGCAACAGCAGTGGGTTACTGCACCTCGGGCAGCCTTATATGCTGGGGTGCGATTGCTCAATGGCTCCATGATCTGAACTGGAATTTAATCGCCGTAATCGGCGGTTTCGTTATTGGTATCGCAACGTTTTTTTCCAACATCTATTTCAAACGGCAGGCGCTCAAAGCCTATCGCGAGGCGATTGCTCGCGGCATCGTCGTAGCACCCCCGGCACAGGATGAATAATCATGGCGAATCTTGCTAAAACAGGTTTTGCGGGAAGCGTCTGTGCTGTCGGTGCAATCATTGCGCTGGTGCTCGGTAACGGCAATGTTCGCACCAATGAGCGCGGCCTTGAGCTTATCGGTAATGCCGAGCAGTGCCGACGTGAGCCTTACATTTGCCCCGCCGGTTATCCCACTGATGGCGTTGGCAACACCCATAATGTGAAGCCAGGCACCCGTAAAACAGACCAGCAGATCGCCGCAGACTGGGAAAAGAACATCCTCAGCGCTGAGAAGTGCGTCAATGCTTACGCCAATGGCTCGAAGCTGAGCGACAACACGTTTTCTGCCGTCACGTCGATTACGTTTAACGTTGGCTGCGGCGCCATGCAGAAATCAACGATGTTCTGGCAATTGCGTCAGGGCCACATTGTGGACGCCTGCCAGCAGTTCTCGCGCTGGACATACGCTGGTGGAAAACAGCTTCCCGGCCTGGTAAAGCGTCGCACTGAGGAAAAACAACTCTGCCTGGATGGTGTGTGATGAGCGCCGAAGCGCGCGCCAGCATCATCGTATTCCTGATCCTGCTGGTGGCAGGGTTAGGCCTGTTCTTTGGTTCCCGCTATGCGAGCAACAGCAGTCGCGCTGATACCGCTGATGCCAATGTCCTGATACAGGCGAAAGTCATTCAACAGCAGGCAACAGAAAGTCAGGCATTCAGCGCGCTGGCATCCAGTACCGCAGATGCTAATGCCGCCGTGGACGCCAGAGCAGAAACAATTGTTATCGAATACCGCGAGATACTCCGCCGTGAAAAAACGTGTGATTACCCTGTGCCTGCTTACGTTGCTGACGGGCTGCTCAACTACACGAACAGTCTACGTGCCGGGGCAATGCACACCGCTACCGCCGGAACTGACAAAAGCGATAGTGCCTCCACTCCCTCCAGTCAACTGACGTACTGCCAGGCTGTTCTCTGGATTGAACCTCTGCTGGCTGCGATAGAGAAAGCAAACAACCAACTGGCCGCCATCCGGCAGGCTGAACAACTCAGGCAAGGGAAAACAAAATGACGTTCTTTGAGAGTGTATTGCTGTACTTCTCCGCCATCACCAGTGCGTTTCTGCTCATCGCTGGTGGCTGGGTAAAAATCCGTGACTGGTTCAAAGCCCACGCCGAAGCAAAAGCGCAGGAGGCCGCAGCAGCAGCAAAGGCAGAAGCCGATAAAGTTGAGGCGCTGGTGCAGGTCAGGCTTAAACAACTCCAGGCAGAAGCCGACTCAGCACCTGACGCCACCGCAACAAGCACGTCAGGCCCGGTGGTTGGGTGATTTATAAAATTCTGCAAAGGCTGTCATATGATGGCCTTGACAGAGTTTTATGTAAGTTTTTGGTAATGGTGGTCTGGCTGATTGCCGGGCTCATAAAAACTTATCTAGTCGAAAGTTCTGTATGGCAGTCGTGAAATATGAGGTGCCCCTTATGATTTGTAATCTGATGATAGAAGTTAGCGTCAGATGGTGGGTTAAACCATACCTGCTTGCGTTAAAAATATTCTCACTGGCAACAGGGAAGACTCCCAACCTGAGTCGGGTCATAAACTTCATTCTCAAACATGGCACTCGTCAAAGAATGACAGCTAAAGAGGTTTAAATGGCAAAGCCTGACTGGGAAGCCATAAAGGCGGCATACCAGGCTGGCGAGTCAGTACGCGGCATTGCAAACAGGTTTGGTATATCGCACACAGCGATAAATAATCGAGCAAAAAAAGAAGGCTGGACAAAAGTTTCCACTGGAAAGTTTCCACTGGAAACCGGAAACCAGAATGGAAAGGCAGGGAAAGTCACTAAGGGCAAGGATTCCGGTAAAGTTTCCATTCCAGCAAATGACAAATATCCTCCAGAAACGAAACCGATACGCGGATCGCGCACTGCGCCCCCGGTCAATCCATTCGCGCCCGGCAATCAGCACGCGCTAAAGCATGGCGGATATGGACGTCGTTTGCTCCTATCGGACGCAACCAGCGAAGACGCACAGGCGCTTGGCCTTGATGACGAATTATTCTGGCTGCGCGCCGCTAACCTCACAGCAGCCGAGAATATAGGCCGCTGGCGCACGATGATGGATGATGCTGCCAACGAAGATGAGAGACAGCAGTTTCTGGATAAAATCAGCGCCGCCGAAAAAGCCATGCACCGTAACACGGCGCGCATTGAATCGCTGGAGCTAACCAAAGCCTCTATCGAGCATCGCCTGGCATCCGCTGAGAAAGTAACGCTTGAAGCTGACCGCCTTAAACGTGAAGCGGGCGACCCGAATAACAATGCACCTCGCGGCCTGAACGACTTCTATGCAGACATCGAAACCAACGCTCAATCCGGCACTGCGTCCGTTCTGGACGACGAGAGCCAGGAATAAGGTGCTTTACGGTGGCCGGTCATCGTCAAAATCATGGGATGCTGCCGGATTCGCTATTTTCCTGGCTGACCATTACCCGCTGCGTTTTCTCTGCACACGTCAGATACAGAACAAAATCGAGGAATCGGTTTACGCTCTGCTGAAAATACAGATTAACCGATTTGGCCTGCGTCACCGTTTCCGCATTCTCGACAACAAAATCATCAACCGTCACACCGGGGCCGAGTTCATTTTTTACGGCCTGTGGCGGCATATTGAAGAGATTAAGTCACTCGAAAGCGTGGACGTGCTCTGGAACGAAGAGGCACACGCCATCACAGAGGCACAATGGGAAATCCTAGAGCCTACCATTCGTAAAGAGGGATCCGAATGCTGGTTCATCTTTAACCCGCGTCTGGTGACGGATTACGTCTGGCGCAACTTCGTTATTGACCCGCCACCCAATACGCTGGTGCGGAAAATCAACTACGACGAAAACCAGTTCCTCAGCAGCACAATGAAAGACGTCATCGACGCGGCGAAAGCACGCGACCCGGAAACATTCGAGCATGTTTATCTCGGCGTGCCGCGCACCGATGACGATAACGCTGTGATCAAACTATCGTGGGTTGAAGCCGCGATTGATGCGCATAAAGAACTTGGGTTCGAACCATCCGGGCGTAAGCGCCTGGGCTTCGACGTAGCCGACAGCGGCGCGGATAAATGCGCCAACGTCTACCGCTACGGTTCGGTTGTCTACTGGGCTGACGAATGGAAGGCCAAAGAAGACGAGCTGATGAAAAGCTGTAAGCGCACCTATAACGCCGCTCTTGAGCGTGGCGCTGAAATCATCTACGACTCTATCGGTGTGGGTGCTGGCAGTGGTTCTAAGTTCGAAGAAATAAACGCCGAGCGTAAAGCATCTGATCCTTATCATGCAACTGCCATCCAGCATACAAAATTCAATGCCGGTGAAGGTGTACACGAACCGGATGAGGTGTATCAGCTCGACATCCTCAATAAGGACTTCTTCGCGAACCTCAAAGCGCAGGCCTGGTGGCTGGTGGCCGAGCGTTTTCGTAACACCTATAACGCAGTGAAGAATGGCGAGAAGTTCGACGTTGACGATCTGATCAGCATCGACAGCGATTGCCCGTTGCTGGAAAAGCTGAAATACGAGCTTTCAACTCCTCACCGCGATTTCGATAAAAACGGGCGCGTCATGGTGGAGACCAAGAAAGACCTCGCCAAACGCGACGTGCCATCACCAAACATTGCTGACGCATTCATTATGGCGTTCGCACCAACTGACAGCTCTATTGATATCTGGCTGAAATTCGGAGCATAACCGCATGGCGAAGCAAACAAAACGAGTTGCCACGGCGGACTCTTACGATAACTTTATCGCCCGCGTAGGGATGCAGCAGCCAAACCAGCACGCCGCATCAACATACCGGGCGAACTATACCAGCCGCAACCGACTGCTCATTGAATGGGCGTATCGCTCATCGTGGATCATTGGCGTAGCCGTTGACGCTATCGCCGACGACATGACCAAAAAAGGCGTGCGCATTACCAGCGAGATTGACCCGAAGCGGCGCGGCATTCTGGAATCGAAGTTTGAAGAGCTTCAATTATGGGATGCACTCAATGAGACGCTGAAATGGTCACGGCTTTACGGTGGTGCTGGCGCGCTGATCCTTATCGAGGGGCAGGCTCCGTTAACACCGCTCATCCTCGACAAGGTTGGCAAAGGCAGTTTCAAAGGCCTGGCCGTTCTCGATCGCTGGATGCTCAACCCGCAGTTAACGCGCCGCATTAAAACGCTGGGACCGCATCTCGGTAAGCCTGAATTTTACGACATCGTGACGACGGCGCAGGGATTACCCGCCTGGACGTTGCACCATTCTCGCCTGATTCGTATGGACGGTGTGAAGCTGCCTTACCAGCAGAAAATCACCGAAAACGAATGGGGGATGTCGGTTGTTGAGCGCATCTTTGATCGCCTGACCTCATACGACAGTACCAGCGTCGGTGCTGCCCAACTTTCATACAAGGCCCATTTGCGAACAATGAAAGTTGAAAAATTGCGCGAACTGATTGGACTTGGCGGGAAAGCGCTGGAATCACTGATAAAACAAATGGAATTAGTGCGTCAATATCAGACCAACGAAGGTATGACATTGATTGATGCTAAGGACACTTTTGAAACGCACTCATATTCCTTTGCCGGGCTGTCTGACCTGCTTAGCGAGTTCAAAGAAGATATTGCCGGGGCCGTTGGAATCCCGCTGGTGCGTATGTTCCGCCAGTCGCCCAAAGGCTTCTCTACGGGTGACGCTGACCTGGCTAACTACTATGGCGACGTGGGTACGCAGCAGGAACGCGACTTACGCCCGCATATTCGTCTGCTGTTCGATGTCCTGCATCGCTCGGAATTCGGCGAACCGCTGCCGGACGATTTCACCTTTGAATTTAACCCGCTCTGGCAGATGTCGGACGTTGACCGCTCAACGGTCGCGACGAACACGGCTAACGCGCTGGCTACGGCGGTTCGTGATCTGGGTATGCCACAGCATGCCGCGCTGACAGACCTGCGTGAAATGGCCGACGTGACAGGCATCGGAGCCAGTATTTCAGACGAGGACATAAAAAATGCCAAGTCTCAGTGGGAGGAGGCTGAATCTGAAACCGAACCTCCGCCGCAAATCGGAGCGACAGTACAGAAAGAGCCTACTGGCGATAGCCAACCAGATCGGCGAAATAGTGGCGGGTTCTTACGATGGTTCACAGGCAAGCGCTGACAAGACGGCAAGCACGCTGGTGGATTATTCGGATCTGATTTCCTCCTGGGCTGAAATGGTCGGCAAGAAGATGTTCGCCCAGGTCGAGCAGGAAGAGTGGAATCAGTGGCGCTCTGTGTCCGAGCAAATCTCCGTCGGGCTGCGTGACGTCGTGGGTAATACGCCTGTCGGTATGGTCGCGAAGGATATCGTGGCCCGTCAGGTCCAGTACATGAAGTCGCTGCCCCTTGAAGCTGCCAGCCGCGTTTCTGAGATTCAGGCACGTGCAATAGAGGCGGTGATTCGCGGTGAGCGCCCCGACGCGCTGTACGAAATGATTATGGCCTCCGGTGATGTGGCAGCCAGCAGGGCGCAGATGATAGCGCGTACTGAAATAGGCCGCGCCACTACTGCGTTGACTCAGGCTCGCGCCCTTGCTGTAGGTTCTGAGGGCTACTGGTGGCGAATCAAAGGTGCAGGCACTCGTCCATCACATCGAAAGATGATCGATGTAGTTGACCCGGTTTACGGTCGCGGTTTCGTTCGATGGGATAGCCCGCCAACACTCGACAGCATGACCGGGCACGCTGGATGCCTGCCTAATTGTGATTGCTGGCCGGAAGTGCAAATACCAGAGCCGAGGAAATGAAATGCAACATAACTACTTCACTTATTACGAAGGACTTGATTCAGACGGAGCCGTTATTTTCAATGGCAATGGAAGTTTCAGTACAGAACCAGGCAGAGCAAACGGCCAGAATGTAATTGAGCATGGGGATTATCTACTCAAAACCGCCCAAGAGAAAAATCCTCATATAGCCAGAATAGTAATAAAACACATCACCAAATTATAGGTCGCCACTGAGCGGCCTTTTTTATTGCCCGCAATTCAGCAGGTAACCCATGAAATATTTCTTCAAAACCCGCCTGGGGAATACCCGCTATCAGCTTGCTGACGGTTCTGTGCTGTTCAAAGACGTGCCGATCGCAAGAACCGGTGAACAGGAATACGACACCACCGAGCGACCAGAACTCACCCCGAATGACAGAGGCAAGGTCATCGTTCGCCGGACGCCGGAAGAGGTATTCAGCGAGCGCGCTATGGCGTCGTTCGAAGGGATGGCAGTCACCGTCGGTCATCCGCGCGATTTTGGCGGACAAATCATCTTTGTCACGCCGGATAACTGGCGCCAGCTCGCGCACGGGCACATTCAAAACGTGCGGCGTGGTACTGGCGATAAATCTGACCTGCTGCTGGCGGACGTCATCGTAAAAACCCCGGAAGCGCTCCAGGCCATCGATGATGGTGATGATGAGGTCAGTTGTGGTTATGACGCCGACTACGAACAAATTTCACCCGGTCTCGCTAACCAATCTGCGATTACCGCTAATCATCTGGCCCTTGTCCCTAACGGGCGGGCTGGTTTCCGTTGTGCAGTAGGAGATTCTATGCCAAGCACTACTAAAAACTGGTTTACCCGGCTCCTTAAAGCCCGCAAAACCGGGGACGCTGCCGAAATGGCGAGCCTAATCGATAACCCGCCAGACAACATGACCGGGGATGACGACGTTACATCCTCCATGACGCCTGGCGGTGTGGTCATCAACCTTTCACCTCAGAATCCTATGCCTGCGCCCGCGCTGTCCGGTACGGGTGACGAGCAGGAGGAAATCCCGGCCTGGGGTAAGGAACTGATTGAGGCAGTCAATAAAATGACATGCACCATGACGCCAGCCACAGGGGATGAAGACGCAAAAGACGATGAAAAGGATGAAAAAGAGGGGCAGGTTACTGGTGATGCTGCGTATCGCGCCGATCTTATTCAGCCCGGCATCCAGTTGCCAGCGAAAGCAAAACCGACTGCGTTCAAGCGTCAGGTTCTCGCGTCCGCTGATCAGTCTCTGGTGCGCTCTGTTGTCGGTGATGCCGACATCACCACACTGAAAAAAGCCACAGTGGATATGGCATTTAACGCTGTTTCTGAACTGGCAAAAACCCGCAACACCACAGCCAAAACCGTTGATGGATTCAGAAACATCAACTCCAGCACTACTAAAACCATCGCGGAAATTAACGCTGCCGCGAAGGAAATCTGGGCCAAACGCTAACGAGGCATTCAATGGATAACACTTTTCTTTACCGGATGCCTGCGGGCATCGCCGGGGCAATCTCTCGTCCGCAGGATCTGACGGTCGAGCCTCAGACGCTGGACAGCACGAAAGTGTTCGCCGCGTATGGACTGGCAGGGAAATTCTCTGCAGGTAAGTTTGTGCCTATTGAGGCGGCTGATACTGCCGCTGTTGTGGTGGGTATCTATGTTCGTCCATACCCGACAGCCTCCCAGCCAGACAAGGTGCGCCAGATTGGCAGCGGTTATAACTTCGCTGGCGACTGCATGAAGCGCGGCTACGTGACAGTTAATCTCGGTGCTGACGCCAGCTCTGTGACGCTTGGTGGCGCTGTCTTTATGCGCGTTGCCACGCCGACGGCTTCCAGTCCGCTCGGCGCATTCCTGGCTGCCGCTGACGGTTCGAACACTGTCCAGATCACTAACGCTTATTTCAATGGTCCCGGTGATACCAGCGGCAACATTGAGCTGGCATTCAATATTTAAGGAAATCGCAAATGCAGACATTTGACCAGGCCACCATTGACAGTTCTGGTGCCTTTCTCGTTCATGAGCTGGAACGTCTCGACCAGACGCTGAACTTGCCGCTGACCTCGCAGACATGGAGCCGCGATATTCAGCTTCGCGAAGATGTGTCTATTGCTGACGAAATCAGCTCCTTCACCAACACTACCTTTGCCGCTGCGGGTTCACCTAACGCCAACGGTAAAAACTGGATCAGTCCGCTGGCCACTGCTATTGCAGGTATCAGCGTCGATATCGATAAAAAGGGCTTCCCTCTCGAATTGTGGGGCATGGAGCTTGGCTGGACCATTATCGAACTGAATGCCGCTGCACAGGTGGGCCGCCCCATTGATACCCAGAAGTACGACGGTATGCAGCTCAAGTGGAATATGGATACCGATGAGCAGGTGTATATCGGTGATACCGCAAAAGGTGCTAAAGGTCTGCTTAACCTGATTCAGGTGACGCCGACTAACGCAACCAAAACCTGGGCAACTTCAACCACGGATGAAATCCGTGCCAGCATCAATCAGGTACTGAGTAATGCTTGGGCTCGCTCTGCTTACTCCAAAGTGCCGGAAGATTTGCTGATCCCGCCTGAGCAGTATTCTTTCCTGGCGAGCACCATCGTTTCCAGCGCCGGTAATCAGTCCCTGCTGACCTATCTGGAGACGAACACTATTGCCTACCACCAGAACGGCAAGCCGCTGAACATTCGTCCTGTCAAATGGATGAAAGGGCGTGGCGTAGGGGGTACTGATCGCATGGTGGCCTACACCAACGATAAGAAGTTCGTGCGCTTCCCGATGGTTCCGCTGCAGAGCGTCCCGATCCAGTATCGCGGCCTGTATCAGCTGGTGACCTACTACGGCAAGCTGGGTGCGGTTGAGCCGGTTTACCCGGAAACCCTGAACTACATGGATGGCATTTAATCCAGATACAGCCCCTGAAAGGGGGCTTTTTTCTAAGGAATTGTGATGAAAAAAATCTATGTACTGACCGCATTCAACTTCAACGACGGCGAGAAAATTACCCCCTTCGCTGCAGGCTTTCACAGTGTGGAAGATGCAGTTGCGGAACACTGGTTCGTTAAAGCGCACATCTCCCCTGATGGCGAAGCACCGACTGTGGCGGATGACCCGCGCCTTGCGGAGCTGGAAGCGCAGATGGCCGACAAGGACAAAAAGATTGCGGAGCTGGAAGCGCAGATCGAGGAGCTGAAAGCCAATGGCAAGAAACCAAAGCCTGCCGACGCCTGATCAGTTCAGGGAAACGTTCCCTCAATACGCTGATGAAACAAAATATCCAACACCAATGATTCAGGCTCGTCTAAATCTGGCCGATGCGCTGCTGAGTGAGTCTCGGTTTGGTGAAGAGATATTTCCATACATCGTCGGTTTGTATGTCGCGCACTATCTGTACCTGTACACCGTTGATATGCGTTCCGTTGCTGCTGGTGCTGCTGGTGGCGTTAATACTGGTATTTTGACAGCCAAATCAGTGGACAAAGTTTCTGCCAGTTATGACGCCAGCCAGACTCTGGATCCAAACGCCGGTTTCTGGAACAACTCTCGCCACGGCTCTGAGTTCTGGGAATACCTGATGATGTTCGGGGCTGGGGCGGTTCAACTGGGGACGCCTGAATGAAAAGCGGACTGACGATAACGACGGATAATGCTGATGCGGTGCTGGCCGCGCTGGCGAAGCTCTCTGGTATGGATGTGCTTGTCGGCATACCGGAGGGCAACGCCGCGCGCGAGGATGGCCAGTTAAACAACGCCGAAATCGGTTATCTGCAATCCACTGGCGCGACCATCGAAATTGATGGCGCAGTAGTGACGTTACCGCCCAGGCCTTTTCTGGATATCGGTATCGAGGATACGCAGGAGCGCACCACGGCACACCTTAAA